GGTCATCCGAAGGCTCGTTTTTTGGGTAGGCACGCCGCTGAGACTTTATTGAGAATCGCGGGGTGGGACTTATTCAGAACACACGACCCCCATCCCGTTCTAGTTTGGGTGCGCTTAAATCAACTTAAAGTCAATTAAAGCTGAATGTTGATAACTAAGGCTGAAGCTGCGCGGATAGTGGGAGTTAGCAACCAAGCCGTAGCGCAAGCTATTAAGCATGGCCGAATCAGTGTCGTCGAGCAAGACGGGCGGCAGTGGATTGAGCGTGACGGATTGGAGCAGACGTGGTCAGAGAACAGCAGGAAGCGGATGCCAAATATCAGGCAACATCGCCCTGGGCCAACTGTTGAAAGGCGGACTGAAGAGCTGCCTGATTACAACGAAAGCCGCGCACGGACTGAATGGCTCCGTGCTGAGCTGATGGAGTTGGAGCGCGCAGAGAAAGAGGGTGAGCTTGTGCGTGCTGACGAGGTGGCCAAGGCTTGGACTGAGTTAATTGCGATAACGCGGACCAAGATGATGGCGGTTCCGTCGAAAGCTAAACAGCGCATACCGGAGATCCCGGCGGATGCGTTCGTGGCGCTTGAAGAGATTGTGCGCGAGGCCCTGGAGGACTTGGCTAATGGCTGACATTGCTGAACTGATGCGTGGAGCTTTAAAGGCGTTCCGTCCGCCGGAGAAGCTGACGCTGAGCGAGTGGGCTGATCGTTATGCGTTCTTGTCTGCTGAATCGAGTGCTGAGGCAGGCAGGTGGCACACGCTGCCGTATCAGAAGGGAATGATGGACGCGGTGACTGATCCGGCTGTAGAGCAGATCACGGTGATGAAGTCAGCGCGTGTTGGTTACACCAAGATGATCAACCACGCGATTGGGTATCACGTCCATCAGGACGCTTGTCCGATCATGGTTGTGCAGCCAACTGTGGAAGACGCGCAGGGCTACTCCAAGGAAGAGATTGCCCCGATGTTGAGGGACACGCCTTGCCTGGCTGGCTTGGTGAGTGAGTCGAAAGCCAAGGACGGGAACAACACGATTCTGCAGAAGAATTTTCCTGGCGGCACGTTGTCGCTGGTAGGGGCCAACTCACCGCGTGGCTTCAGGCGTGTGAGTAGGCGCGTTGTTTTGTTTGATGAGGTTGACGGTTATCCGGCATCAGCAGGATCTGAGGGTGATCAGATCAAGCTTGGTATCAAGCGAACTGAGTACTACTGGAACCGCAAGATCATTGCCGGCAGCACGCCAACGGTGAAGGACTTCAGCCGCATCGAGCGGATGTTTGGCGAGTCAGATCAGCGCCGGTACTACGTCCCTTGTCCAGAGGAGGGATGTGGGCACATGCAGTACCTGAAGTGGGCAAACATTCGGTGGACTGACAATGATCCGGAAACGGCGGCTTATGCGTGCGAAAGCTGCGGCACGTTGATTCCGCACAGCAAGAAACGCTGGATGGTTGAGCGTGGTGAGTGGCGGGCTACTGCGCCGGGCAACGGTAAGCACGCTGGGTTCCACATCTGGGCGGCGTACAGCTACAGCCCCAATGCTCGGTGGGCTGATCTTGTCGCTGAGTTTCTTGAGGCCAAGTCAAACCCTGAGCAACTGCGGGTTTGGATCAATACCACTCTCGGAGAGACCTTCAGTGACGATTACGCGAGCGCGATGAGCGCTGACGTGTTGCTTGAGCGTTGTGAGGACTATGAGGAGGGCACACTGCCGGCCGGCGTGCTGTCAGTGACGATTGGCGTTGACGTGCAGGGTGGCGGCGGAACCCTGAATGAACGTCTGGCGGTGAGCGTGTGGGGCTGGGGTCGCAATGAGGAAGCTTGGCTGATCCAGTACCAAGAGATTGCAGGTGACCCGACGCAGGCTGCGGTGTGGAAACAGCTTGATCAGTTTGTGATGCGCAAGTGGCCGCACGAGCTGGGCGGCAGCCTCAAGGCTGACTTCACTGCTGTTGACTCCGGCGGCATGGCGACCAGCGAGGTGTATCAGTACGCGCGCGAGCGCAAGGCCCAAGGCGTTATTGCCATTAAGGGTCTGAGTCAGCGGAACAAACCAGCTATCGGCAAGCCGTCGCGCGTAGACATCAATTCACGAGGCAAAGGGATCAAAAAGGGTGCGGTTCTGTATGGCATCGGCACTGACACCTGTAAAAACACGCTGATGGGCCGGCTGCGTCACGCTGAACCCGGCGAGGGTTACTTGCACTTTCATGCTGCCACCGGGCAGGAATACTTCGAGATGTTGACCGCTGAAAAACAGGCGATCAAGTTTCGCAATGGCTTCCCTGAACGGGTGTGGGTGTTGAAGCCTGGCAAGCGCAATGAAAGCTTGGACACGCTCTGTTATTCCTACGCAGCGTTTCAGCTGATGTATCGCAAGTTTGATCGCAGGACTATCTGGGATCAACTGGAAAAGCGCCTTGAGCAGCCGCTAAGATCAAAGGAAGCAAAGGCAAAGCCAGCCGAGCCGTCGTTCGTCAACAACTGGTAAGACCGTGACTCAGTTACCAGACAAAATCAGAGCAGGCGACACGATCAAATGGCGGGTTGATGCGACGACAGATAATCTTGGCAACTCGATTACGAGCGGCGATTACACGCTGAAGTATTACTTCAGGAATAAGGCTCGGCCGCAAGGTCACACTGCAACCGGTACGACGTTTGGCACGGGCTGGGAGCTTTCAGTTAGTGCCACTGATTCGGCAGCGTTTGAGGTTGGCGATTGGTTTTGGCAGGCTGTTGCAACCAAAGGCAGCGAGTCCTTCACTATTGGTACTGGACGAATAGAAGTCCTTGCTGGATTGAGCTACAGCTCAAACCCAGGAATCATTGACGATCGAACGCAAGCTGAAAAAGATCTAGCAGCTGTTCAAAAAGCAATACGAGATATTGCTAACGGCAATGCTGTTAAGAGCTACAGCGTGGCTGGTCGCAATTTGACTCGCTACGAAATGGCGGATCTTATTGCTTTGGAATCTAAGCTCAAGTTTGAGGTGCAGCGTGAACGCCGTGCCGCGCTGATTGCCAATGGCAAGGGCGATCCCTTCAACCTCTTTGTTCGTTTCTGATGAGCCTCGCAACTCGACTCTTTCGGGCTCTTGGTTATGAGCCACGCCGGCCAAGGCGGCGTCAGTATGAAGGCGCGACGATGAGCCGGCTCACGTCCAGCTGGGTGACTGGCGGGACGAGTGCTGATGCTGAGGTTCACGGCAGCCTTGCCAGGTTGCGCAACCGCGCGCGTCAGTTGGTGCGGGACTCTGACTATGCACGGCAAGCGAAGCGCGCTGTGATGAACAACGTCATCGGGACTGGCATCAAGCTGCAGGCCCAGGTGCTGATGCAGCGTGGCGGCCGTCTTGATGAAGACTTGAACAACAGGATTGAGAAGGCTTGGAAATACTGGGGATATAAGAGCTATTGCGACGTTGCTGGTCGCCTGTGCTTTGCCGACATTGAGCGCATGATTGTCGGCGCGATGTGTGAATCCGGCGAGGTGTTTGTCAGGGTGATCCGTCGTCCGTTTGGCGGCAGCCAGATCCCGTTTGCGCTGCAGATTTTTGAATCAGATCAGTTAGACGAGACCTACACAGGCAAGGCCAGCGCCGATGGCAATGAATGGCGCATGGGCGTTGAGGTCGATAAGTTCGGCCGCGCTGTGCGTTATGCGTTCTTGCAGAAGCATCCTGGTGATGCACCGTTCAGCGGCACTGCAGCAAAGCGGCACTTGATGTTGTCGGCTGACGAGGTGTTGCACCTCTATATCCAAGAGCGCCCAGGCCAGACCCGTGGGGTCACTTGGTTTGCATCAGCAATCAAGCGTCTGCATCACCTTGCCGGCTACGAGGAGGCAGAGGTCATCCGCGCTCGCGCATCGAGCAGCCTGATGGGTTTCATCACCACAACTGAGGGTGAGCTGGGCACAGCTGAGGAGGTCTATGACGGCGACCGCGTTGATTCGTTTGCTCCTGGCAAATTTGCTTATTTGCAGCCTGGTGAATCCGTAACTGTGCCCCAGCTGGATTCACCTGACGGGCAGTTCGAGCCGTTTACGCGCGGGATGCTGCGTGCTGTTGCTGCTGGTCTCGGCTGTTCTTACACGCAGGTGTCATCCGACTTCAGCCAGTCGAACTACAGCAGCTCACGCCTTGAGTTGCTGGAGACGCGCGATAACTATCGCTCTATTCAACGTTTTCTGATCGAAAACTTTCATCAACCGGTGTTCAACATGTGGCTTGAGATGGCGGTGATGGGCGGTGCCCTTGATCTGCCTGCTTACGAGGCAAACCCTGACCGCTTCCGCATGGTCAAGTGGTGCCCACGGGCTTATGGCTACGTTGACCCGCAGAAGGAAGTGGCGGCGTACAAAGACGCAGTGCGCTGCGGATTTAAGACGTTGTCAGATGTTGTGGCAGAGCAAGGTGGCGACCTTGATGATTTGCTGAAGCAACGCCAAGCTGAGCTGGCGATGCTCGATGAGATGAACATCGTTCTGGATACTGATCCCAGCGAGGTCAGCGGAGCTGGTCTGACGCAGGTGCGGCCCGGCACCAGTGCTGATCTTTTCGGCAACACTGAGATGCCTGGCGAACAAACTGAACCCGAGCAGCCACAACCTGAACCCGAGGTGATCGAAGATGGCGAAGGTTGACGGCGTTGAGATTGACCTGACGCCCACTGAGGGCATGAAGGAAGAGGCGCAGCGTTATCGCGACTGGAAAGCTGATGGCGAGGCTGGCGGCACTGAAGTTGCAGCACGCAGAGCCACGCAGATTCTCAGCGGTGACGAGCTAAGTCCTTCTGTTGTGATTGAAATGTCGGCTTGGTTTGCCCGCCACGAGGTAGACAAACAAGGCGAGGGTTTTTCATCAGGAGAGGATGGCTATCCGTCCAAGGGCCGAGTTGCATGGGCAGCGTGGGGTGGAGACGCAGGAAAGAGGTGGAGTGACGCTAAAGCAGATAGAATCAAAGAAATTCGTGATAGAAGCATGGACACGAATAGGGCTGAACCCGACGGCCTAAAAGTTGGCGATTTTGTCCGGTGGGATTCATCGGGCGGAACCGCTCGCGGCAAGATTGATCGCATCGAGCGTGACGGCTCTATTGATGTCCCTGACTCAGAGTTCACGATCAACGGCGATGCTGATGATCCGGCAGCACTGATCACGGTTTACCGCGAGGAAGACGGCAGCTATGAGCCGACTGATCGCAAGGTTGGCCACCGCTTCTCAACGCTGACCAAGATCCCAGCACTGCGTTGGCTGGAGGGTAAGAACTACAAGCGCAGCGAAACCACAACCTTTGATGAGGTTGAGGACCGCACTTATCAGTTCCCGTTCTCCTCTGAGTTTCCGGTTGAGCGTTACTTCGGAAGCGAAGTTCTGAGCCACGATGAAGGCGCAGCAGATCTTGACCGGCTGAACGACAGCGCACCGTTGTTGTTCAACCATGACCCTGATCGTGTGATCGGTGTTGTGGAGCGTGCCTACATCGACAAAAAGAAACGTCGTGGTTACACGCAAGTGCGGTTCAGCCGCAATGAATTCGCTCAGGAAGTTCTGAGCGATGTGAAAGATGGCATTCTCCGAAATGTCTCTTTCGGCTACTCCATTGACAAAATGGAGGAGCGAGAAGGTGGCGACTTTGTTGCCACATCTTGGAGGCCCTACGAGGTCTCGGTTGTGTCGATCCCCGCTGATCCGGGGGTCGGAATCGGCCGTTCCTTAGTGGACTCCGAAACCGAACAAGCTGCCTCGGCAGCACCTATCCCATCTGTTCCTGCAATGGAAAACACTGCACCTGATCTGCAGCAGGTGCGGGCCGAAGCCGCTGAGGCTGAGCGTTCCCGCATCGCTGGCATTTCCGCCCTGTGCTCTAAGCACGATCTTGAAGACATGGGCCGGCAACTCATTGAGGGTGGCCGCTCCATCGACGAAGCCCGCGCTGCCGTTCTGGAGAAGCTCGGCGCTAAGCCTGTTGAAACCGTCAAGCCTGTTGAGCTTGAGCAGCGTGATCACAGCAACTACCAGATTGCTGACGGCATCCGTGCAATGTGCACTGGTGACTGGTCCTCACGCGGTGCCGGCCTGGTCCGCGAACTGAGCCAAGAAGTTATGCGCGCTTCTGGCCTTACCGCCAGCTCTGAGCGTTCCTTCTACGTTCCGTTCAGCGCACTGACCCGCGCCACCTATGTGACCTCGGCGGCCGCAAACGGTGGAAACATCGTGGCCACTGACCTCTTGGCAGATGACTTCATCGAGGCACTGCGGAACGCATCCCCGGTGATGGGTCTTGGTGTTCGCACCATGAACGGCCTTGTCGGTGACGTGGCAATTCCTCGTCGCTCTGGTGTTGCTTCCACCTACTACCTGAGCACTGAGACTACTGCCATTACGCAGTCTGAGTCCACGTTCGATCAGGTGACCATGTCGCCTAAGAACCTGGCCAGCCTGTCCAAATACAGCCGCCAGACCCTGATTCAGGGCACCCCTGGTATTGAGAGCCTGGTCCGGACTGACCTGACCGACGGCATCTTGGCTGCTCTGGACTCCGCCATCATCAACGGCTCCGGTTCCTCCGGTCAGCCCACCGGTATCCGCAACGTGTCGGGCATCGGCTCCGTCGCCATGGGCACCAACGGTGCTGCACTGACGATGGAAAAGGTCGTCGACCTTGAGACCGAGATTCTGCAGGACAACGCTCTGGTGGGTAACGCCATGGCGTATGTGACCAACGCCAAGGTGGTTGCTGGCCTGAAGAAACTGCGCGCTGGTGGTTCCACCACCACTGACGGTTCCTTCCTGTTCAACTCTGACCTGCAGGCCATCGGTCGCGGCCCCACCCCGCTGACCCTGAACGGCTACCCCATCGCCACCACCAACGCGATTCCTTCCAACCTGACCAAGGGCTCCGGAACGAATCTCTCTGCTTTGGTTGCTGGTGACTTCAGCCAGGCCATGGTTGGCTTCTACGGCAACGGTCTTGAGATCGTTGTGGGCGAGGAGAGCGATGACTTCGCTAAGGCATTGACTTCAGTTCGGGGAATCCTGAGCTTTGATGTCGCGGTACGCCACGCTCAAAGTTTCGCCTCGATTGAAGACATCGTTGCTTGATTCTGAGGAGGGGGCCGGCAACGGCCCCTTTTTTTCTTATGAAAATCACCTGCACGAGAGGCGTCATGGCATCTGGCAAAGCCCTTGAGGCTGGCCAGACTTATGACGTGTCTGATAAAGACGGCGCTTTGCTGATCACCATGGGCAAAGCTGTCGAGGCAACGGCTGAGGAGCCGAAGCCAAAACGCACACGCAAGCTAAAGACTGATGGCGCTAGCTGACTTCCTCAGTAACGACCTCGACATCTTTTTCGACAACCCTTTTGGAGTGTCGGCAACGTCGGGTGCGACGACTGCGAAAGTCTTGCTAGATCAGCCCAGTCAGGTCTTGGCTGGTGACATGGTCCTAACCACGGACTTTCAGATCACCGCCAAGACTTCTGACTTTGGAACGCTGCTGGCAGGAGCCAGCATCACTGTTGATTCAGTGGCTTACACCGTCAGGGAGACCCGCCTAATTGGTGATGGTCTGCTTTGTGAAATCTCGCTGCAGAAGACATGACGACGCTGCGGGAAAACATTCTTGATGACATTGTCAGCAGCCTTGCTGGCACAACCAACGTCGGAACGCGCATCTACAGAAGCCGAGTGGTGCCGTTGCAGCGTGGTGAGAGCCCTGCATTGGTTGTTGAAGCAATCAGCGACACGCCTGAGCAAAACACCAGCCTTCCAACGCTGGACTGGTCACTCACAGTGCGTGTGTCTGTGATCGTGCGTGGCGAAAAGCCTGATGAAGTTGCAGACCCGATTGTTGAGAGCCTGCACAGCAAAATCATGGCTGATCTGACGCTCGGCGGTTACGCAATCGACGTACAGCCAGGAACGACAACATTTGAGATGGTTGACGCTGATCAGCCAGCTGGTGTGATTGGTGTTGAATATCTAGTGCGTTACCGCACCCGGCTCGCTGACCTGACTCAAGGCCCGTGACTATTATGGGTTCTGATAGTCAACTTCCTGTCTCCAACTGAGGTT